ATTTAATCGACAAGCGCGCAAAAGAAATAGTTTCAAAATATAAATCGATTGTCGTTGTTTGTTTAAAGGGCATTATTGATGATGTTGTTTTACTGAGTGCAATTATTTCGCATATGACCGATGATAATACGGTCAATGTTTATATTGCAGATTGTGCAGCAAGTAATAATCCGGAAATCCTGAAATTTTTGAAAAATCATTCAGTACAAATACACCAATCAAGCAATATTGATATATGGGATGATATTGGTGAGTGCGAATGCGATGTTATTGTAACGTCGTTTGGAGGTACTCATTTGGTATCCGGATACCCAGCAATAAGATCAAAATCATACGATGAAACAGTGACCCTTTGCGAAACGCCTTGGCGTGAAGGTCTTCGTACCGCGATTTCAAATAAACTACCGTATATCGCTCAACAGTTAAATGAGGACGAGACCATCAAAATAATTAATGATATAGAAAATGCATGCATGCAATACATTAATTATTTTGATATCGAAATAACAACATTTGGCGATCTGGCAAGATTAATGGCATGGGGATTAACGCGGCAGCAAACGGCATATCTCTCGACATTAAAAATTGCAAAATACCCGAATAACAGAAATAAGGCAATATCATTTTTTGATGATGATTCATTTGATTCATGGTTTCTCTCCAGTTTAAATTCCGAAGAATATTCGACCGATAGTCAAATTCGTCTCTCTGTTTTGACAGATTATACAAAAACGCATGGTTACCTTGATCAAATTAATGTCCAAATTGATGGTACGGAAATGAAGTGTGGGAAACCAGCAACACGTAGTATTGTGGTATTAACAGATAATGGTTTTAAAAAATTTACAATGACGAATGGCGACTTGACATGTGGTATATGCGCCAACAAAATCTACAACGCGATTCGCGATTTCTTTTCTAAAGCGAATATATGACAATCCGCGAAAAAACACTGGATAATTTACAACACATCAACATCAACGCAATTTATGGTATTAACCCCACCTTTGTTCCTAATGATTGTGTTAATTTTATCACAAAATTAAACCATAATGTTGCATGTACGCGTGATAGATTTGGCGTAGTTAATAAATTTTCTAAAATTCGGTTAAACGATAATGATTTGGATACGTGGCCAGAACCGTATGATCATTATGTACCAGCTCGTCAATTAATTGATGAAAAAGCCCAATATATTTTGTCTCATTATAATGACATTACTGTAATGTATTCAGGAGGAATCGATAGTAGCACGGTATTGGTTTCGCTTTTAAGAAACTTAAATCCGAATGAATGGGATAGAATTCATGTGTTAGGGTCAACCGACAGTATTGAGGAAAACCCTGGTCTTTATAATAAATTATTAAACACAAAAGTACGGCTGGATTTGGGTGATCCTTTAACAGAACAACAAAATTTCGTCAATGTTGAAACTGACGCGGTTGTAAGCGGGTGGCAAGGCGATCAATTATTCTATAGTGATTTAATAGCAAAACATCCCGAAATGTTCGATATGCCATGGAAAGACGGGATCAATTATTTTAGCAAAAAAACACACAATGTGGTATTATCAGATAAGGCGTTAACAAAGGTAATTGATTGTTGGCAAACCGCAATTGATAATAGTAACCTACCGATTACCCGATATGGTGAGTTTGCATGGTTTACCAATTTTTGTTGCAGGTGGAATATTAACGAAACCATTAGCAAAGTACGCAAACTAGGTACACCTATCGAAAATAAGGCAGTTCCATTTTTTGGTGATATGGCATTTCAGCGTTGGTCTGTGTCGAATTTTGAGAGAAATAATAAGGAAAACATGTTATTAAATCCAGAATTATGCAAGCGCGATTTTAAAATGTATATGCACGAATTTACGTATGATACTCAATATACCAGATTTAAAAATAAAATGGAGAGTTTTCTAACTTTACGTAAGAGAAATCGGATTACATATATCGATAGTGATTGTGGTTTAATTCGTGTGCCGGGTTTGCATGATAAGGCAAACGCAGAAATGGTTATGAGTTATTTGCGCAAATAATTACAAAAAAAGTATACAATGAATAATTTAATGAAAAGTGCCTATATTGGTACTAGTGCTGCAATCAGTTGGGCATGGGGAACCTCGTTTATCATCGGTATGACGATTGCGCAAACCAAAGGGTTTGATGCATTTTTAATGTGGGCAATCGCAAATAGTATTACGTTGGGAATCTTTGGCCTTTTGTACAAGAGCGATTTTCTTAATATCAAGATTCTTGACAATGTCATTGTTAAGATAGTAACAACGATTATTCAGTTCTATAGTTTGGTAATTCAAACGAAGATTCTTAATGAGGTACTCTGTCGGACGTTCTCTTCTGAAGTTTCCTATTGCATCACTGTTGGATTCTGTATTGCCTTAATTCTTTGGATGTATTGGAGAGGTCTTCTTGCAAGTATCTTTACTGATTTGTTCCAAGGTATCGGTACCCTAGTCATTTGCGTCGGTATTGTTGGATACTGTTTGCTTGGTTTTGCTGGTCCTGCTACATTCACGCCAACCACTGATAGCTCCGCTTATCTATGGGCAGCGTGGAGTGCTTGCATCCTGCTTAGTGGTATTATCACTGATATTCAGCATTGGCAGCGTGTGGAATATTCCAAGGAAGTCGGTGCCAAGTATTCGTACGAATTCGCAACAGCGTTCTTCTTCGTATATGTGGCATGCATTTATGCCGCCAGTATGTACAAGTTCGACAGTGTTCTGAACTGGATGCTGTTAGGTGTCATTGTTTGCACAACAACAAGTACTGTCGATAGTGTGGCAGTTGCCCTTCATAGGACATTTGGGCGCAATATTGCAACAATTCTCGCCTGTATTATGGTGTTCGGATTCACTCTGTTGCTTAATACTCCACTGCTAACATTCTGGGCATATTTTGGAACAATTCGTGTTGCCCTTTGTGTGTTTATGCTTTGTATGTGTGGGTATTGGGTTTATTGCAATAAACAGCACAGCATAAAATAAATTTATTATATTGATATTAAAAATCTTATGTTGTCTGAATTAAAAATAATGGATTTCGCAAGATGGCAAGTGGTTTCTTAACTAATTCTGGAACAGATTTAGATAGCGAATTTTCAGTAATTAATTCCAATGCTGGCGGCTTAGGACTTTTAATTTCAAATGGTCAAGATTTGGGTAATAGATACGCAAGCGGGTCATTAAACAAATCGGTAGGTTATTTGAGTAGCTCTGGAACGGATATCGGATATTTGCGAGGTAAACAGACAATTCCCGTAATTAATTCGCATTCAGCCTCGAGCGCAGTTACATATCAATATAAAGGCCATTACGCGCCATTATGGACAAAAGGCTATATTAGTGTTTCCGGCTCGTCAACATCCGGAGAATCCAACGTAATTTGGGAGGTTGCCTTTAGATATTGGCATAATGAAAGCGGATATACGCACGGATATGAGTTGTGGGTTAGTCCCAATTCCACTAGTGAGACTGGTACTAAAATTAATTGGTCTGGATGCGCAGCGCAGGGTAATGTTAATACAACATTACAAACTGTCTATAGCGGATCTGGCGGGGCGTCTCGATCTATGAACTTTTGGTGGCAGCTACATTCTGGCGATAGTTGTAATTGTCATGATAGGTGGTGCGTCGAATGGGCTGGATCCGGAGAGGATGAGTACTGTGCCAGATATGAATCATCAACGAATGTTGTTTGCGGGTGGAACGGATGGGTGAATTATATGAGGGTATACCAACGATGGAAAAGTAGTGTTGGATGGTCAAGCTGGATCTATAATGATGTTGTTCTAAACGTGTAATAAAAACACCAACAATAAATTTATTGTTGGTGTTTTATTCTATATTTGCAACGGATTACTGAAGTTTGTTTGCATCCATCACATCAAGTGCTTCCTCGAGTTCATTATTCTTGGCGACTTCTTCCCTACCGTTTCCCTTATAATTGTCCTTCGCCAAAAAATTAAACAATCTTCGGGGAATTCCCGTCTTTTCATGCACAGCTTCAAAAATATCCTTATATTCCTGCTTGGCCTGTTCAATCTTATGCATTACCTCAAAAGTGCACGTAATTGCATCGCGAATCGACTTCAACTGTTCCTGATTCGCCTCACCAATACCATACCATTCCACGTTGGACTTTGCCATTCTTCATATCTCCTATATTAAGCAAAAAATTCTTCAAGACTGGTCTTTTGACGCATTGCCTCTTTTCTGGCATCACGCTCAATACGTTTTTCTTCCTTCAACTTACGTTGCTTGTCTTCCTCCTCCTGTGCAAGCTCCATGTAATGATGAATGTTGCCTTGGTTGTTAATAACAGCGTCCCCTGCTTCATCGTTATCCAATTGCATGGTATCGGTAACATTTGACATCATCATTACGCGCCCCTTCTTCACACTCTCGCGCCTCTCACTTTTAAGACGCCAAATAAAGGCGCTCCAACAAACCTGTGTAAGATAAGCGAAGGGATTCTGACTCTTATTGGGATCAAAACTGTCAATATATGTGATACAGTTAATAATCGCGTCACTAACCATGTCCTGTCGCCAACTATATCCAATAAAATTGGGACGGAAACTAAGATGCGTCGCAATTTTCATAATTGCCGTCGCGATATAATTGTCAATCTGCGGCTTGGGTTTACCCTCGGCAAGGGCCTTATCCCGTTCGGCACAATACTTCTTCATGTGCTCGTACAGTTCCTTGTTATTGACATAATGGCCCTGTGGGTTATTTGTCTCAACGCCCATCTCGCTGAGGTAATCTTCATACGTTTTACCCTGGGCGTCAACAATACCCTTTTTGAGATTCGTGGGCTTAACTGTAGGCGCGTCAACATCTTCAGGAACCGGTTCATCAGAATCGTCCATCAAGCATTGATCAGGAAGTTCATAACCATCGTCGTCAGTTTCCTCATCACTATCAATCATGTGATCATTAACACTGACGATATGATCGTATGTATCTTGTTCCATAATATTCAGAATCTTAATATTCTTTTGTGATTATTATAGTGGATTATATGGTAAATGTCAACCATGAGCTAAAACTGCACTGTCTTAAAATCCACATCGAATCCTTGCTCGGAGTAATATTCTAAGCGTTTTTGTGCCAGATTGTACAGAAAATTGCGACGACGACCTGTGCGTAGATCATCCACCAAATCAAAAATCTTGGCGCCTTTCTTGCCGGCACAAAGACGAAGTGAACGGCCAATACTTTGTAGCGTTTGCACCTTGCTCTTTGACGGACTAAGAATTAGGTTCTCGATGGATTTGATATCAATGCCAGTTGAGGAAGTGGCCACACTAAACACCAATATTGCGTTACTCTTCGGATCCTTTAATTCATTGCGAATTTGTTCGCGTTTAACTGGATCTATTGTACCATCAATATGGTATACCTTCCGTGTATCACCAACTTTTTCCGTTATCAAATCATATAATAATTTACCGTGTTCACGGAATCGAAACAACAATAACGTCGTGCCTTTTAGAGAGCATACCAAATTACGTATGAATAATTGTCTTTTTGTGTGATGGTTAACAAAATCCAATTCATCCTGGTAGGTGCCCTTTAGCGCCTTTGTCCTCTCCCACAACCCCTTGGAATCTTCCTTGCTATATTTCATATCCACCAGATAAATCCGGCAGTCACTTAAACGGCCTTGTTCCTGCAATTGTTTCGTGGTGGTAACCTGAAACACGCTTCCGAGGAGACCCGTGATTTGGTATTCATGACAAACCATGCCTGTTAGGGTACCAGTAAATCCCAACCGGTATTTTGCGTTGATGGCTCCCGATAGGATTTTGCTCAATTCCGTGGCCTTAACGGTATGACTTTCATCCACCATAACACAATCCCACGTGGCGAAAAGTGCATTATCGTAATTGCGAATACTCTGCCATGTTGTTATGATGCATTGGTCGTTATATGGATCGGTCGTTTTGATTTTGGAATATAACTTATGCACCCGTTCATCCACATCGAAAGAATCATCGCCCTTTGCATAATTTTTAAAATCACTATGCATTTGTTCCACAAGACTTGTACTTGGAACAATAATTACAACCTTCCGATCGTGTTGCAACATCCACCGCGTCAACATATACAGGTCGCAACTTTTACCGCTTCCCGTTGGACTTAATATCAAGGCGCGCATGGTTTGAAGCGCATACTTAACTGCGTCCGTTTGATGTTTATACGGCACAAACGGCAATTTTAAGCTCGCTACCCATTCGTCAAAATTCGTGAGATCATCAGGTTGCGACTTCATAAACGCTTCCGTTTGATCCAGCAACGTATAATTGCGCTCCGCACAAAATTTGGCGATTGCCGGCAACAACCCAGCTAATGTGGTAAAATTACGAAGGTTCACAAGGCGGATTTTGCCATCCCACAAATGATTGCGATATTTGGGATTATAGAGATAATTTTCCGCGTAAAAACTAAAATAATCGCTCAGCTCGCGAAGAATATATTGTTCATCGCTCGCCAATTTAATAGTCGTCTCATTTATTTTTTTATAATATAAAACTGGCATTATTTTTATTTCGAACCTTGTATAAACATCTGATACTTCGTGTATGTTCCGAGGGCAAAATCCCGACTCTTAATGCTCGATAAAATTTGTTCTGATGCATAAATCATATTATCGATCATTTCGAGCTGGCTTACGATCCGTGTCACCATGGGATCTGCAGCGATCATGCTCTCCAAAGCGGCCCTCAGGGGTTTATTCCCTTGCCATTGTCCTCTGCCTAAAAGCTTTTCGCAATCCTTTGGATCCAATTCACCATTATAATATCGGGTTATCAATTGCTTTGTTTCATTCAATTTAATTTGGGTAGCAGTGCGTTTTTGTTTCCAACTACACAGGATTTTCAAATATTTCGCAAACAGATTGGGCGTACGCAAAATCTCACCGCTAATATCGGTTTTATCAATTACGGCATCCTCTTCCCACTGCTCCACCAAATTTTGCAATATTGTTTCACTCATATACACATAAACGACTATTACAGTTGATACTATTATACAGTGTTTCCTGATAAAAATCAAGTATCTGCAGTAATTCTTTTACTAAGAATTGGCTTGCCAATAAACTGGAAGCTTGCACTTGCGGTAATTGTATTCGACTCAGTGTTATCCTCAACGATTTGAAATCCCCCTACCTGGGAGGGCCACATATCCCGAAACGTAATGGCTCGTACGGGCTTTTGACCTGCGCCATACACGATAAGACTGGCATCACTCGTTAATTCATGATAATCATGGTCACGGGGTCTCAATGTATCGTTAAATTTTTTACGAAATGTCATGATATCTGCCGCGGATTCTGCAGTACCGATGAGAAGGATCCAATCCATAATTGCCGCATAATTATCCATATTCTCATCAACTGTGAATTCAATATCCAACGATCCAATCTCGGGTTTCGATCCCACATGATTGATTATCATATGCATACTTTCTTGGGATGCAATGGGAAGTGAAATGGAGGGCAGTGTCACATTTTTGCACCAAAAACTCAATTCCGGAAATTTATTGATGCGCAGATTAAATCCTGTGCTGTATAGGGGATTGGTTGCAGCAGGATCTGGACATGAAAGAGGTACATCATCAATATTAACAATATAAGCGCCCATATTTGCAAATTACCTGGATCTTAATGAAGGTATTTACCAGGTTGTCATTGATATTATTACAAAAAAGTATTTGCAAATATGACTATTATTAATAAAAGTTTACTAAATGATGACTAATCTTAAAAATTTAAAATATTTTGTAATTTACTTGCTTTTTTGCAAAAAATATGGTATAATCTTAAAAGATTTAAAAGATCTTAAAGATTTTAGAATTTTTAAAAATTACTAAGAATTATACCTTATAAAAAAGATCCAATCAATAAAAATTTTTTCCTTAAAAGAACACGAAGTGCGTTCTGACTTAAGTCAGAACAGAAAAGAAATAATAAGACTTATTCTGGTGAAAAGCGGGAGTATGTCTTTAAAAAACCATTCTTGCATCATCTCTCATTTCTTTTGTTGGTATTCACTTCGTTCATACCAACAAAAGAAAATACGGAGCTAAAGCTCACATATTTGTTTTCCAAAAAAAAAAAAAATAAAAAAATAATGTGGAATAATATGTTTTGGTTTTATTCTTAAACTTATTCAAAAACATATA